CGCTTCTGCATGCGCGTGCGCAGGCGAATGAGCGCCCGGACAATATCCTTCGTGCTCTCCTCGACGCCGCGGCCCATCACGCGCTGCTTCGCTCGCTTGTCTCCGTCGGCGGCCTCGGTGACGGCTTGGTCGAACTCCTCGACCGTCATATCGAGGCTGTCGGCACCCTCAGCCAGAAGCTGCGCCTCCTGCTCCTCGACGAACGCCCTAAGCGTGTCGAGCGTGACGCCGACGCGCACGTACTGCGACATCGGGAGGATCACGGCGTCCCAATCGTTGTTCGCAATGCGCGCGATGAGTCGCTGACGGTTCTTCTTCTCGAAGTCGGCTTTCGCCGGCACGATCACGCGGGCGCCGGGATAGAACAGCAGATAATCGCGCCGCCACTGTTCGATCAGGTGGTTCGGCACCACGATCATGGGCTTGCGCGCCAGGCCGAGACGCTTCATCTCGCCGGACGTCGCGATCATCGCGAACGTCTTGCCGGCGCCGACGGCGTGCGCCAGGAGCGTAGTGCCAGCTTGCAGGGCCCGCCACACGGCATTCTTCTGCCAGGGCCGCAGCTGGATCTCAGGGTTGCTGTTCGGGATGATCAGCTTCGACCCGTCGAATTGCCGTGGCGCCTCGCGGTTAAACTGCGCGTTATAGAGCTTGGTGAGCTGGTCCGCGACCTGCGCATCCGCGCGCCACCACGTGCTCCACTCTTCGCGCAGCTGCTTCAGCGACTGCCGGTACTGCTCGGTGGCCTGCGTGTCGACGTAGGTCGACCCGTCCGGGTTCTCACGCTTCACCGTCGGCAGTTTGCCGTTGAGAGCCTCCGCCAACCACTCGGAGTACACGAGGTTGGGCGGCATGAGGTCGTCGCGGCCCCACCCTGTGACGTAGTACTGCACCCGGTGCGCGTTGTTCACGAGCTTGATGTCGAGGTCGCTGTTGGCGCCGCGCGACTTGAAGAACTTATCGAATGCCGTGATCGGCACCCACGTTGCGCCGAACGGTGCGTCGAAGTCTTCGGGCGTGAGCGGCGCCGGCTGCACCTTGTTCAGCGCTTCGACGTTCCGCCGGTAGGTGTGATCCTGCAGCGCGGCGGCTTCCGCCGCGGCGAGCTTCGTGACGACGTCACCGGACAGATACTCCTCGGTCGTCACCCATCCCTTCGTCGCCGGATCGCGGTAGACCTCGGCGCCGAGTTCCTCGGTCAGCTGCTCAGCGGTCTTGCCCGTGAGCTGCGTCATGTAGGGCAGGTCGACCTGCCCCTTCCATGCGAGGCTCTGCACGAGCGCGTCCTGCGCGCTGGCGGCGGTCGTCGGCTCTTCGACCGGCTGAATCGTGCGCTTGGTGAAGAACGGCGCCAACCCCTTGAACTGCAGGACGGCGGGCTTGCCCTTCGTCTCCTTGATAAACTCGACATCTTCGAGCGCCAGGATGCGCGCCCCGTTGGGATCGAGGTTGATGACGCGCGCGTTCTCGCGCGTGTTGACGTGGCCGAGCGCCGACACGAAGCGGTCGTAGTGCTTCCGTAGATCCGCCTGGGCGGCGGCGAGGGCCTCATCCGAGGCGCGCGATACCATCGCGTCGAGCACCTGCTGATAGGCGTCGCGGAGTGGGACGAAATACTTGGCGCGGTCGAGCGCCTTGCCCTTCAGCTCGAGCGGCTTCATCGTGCCCTTGTCAAACACGTAGGCTTTGCCCTTGTCGATCAGGAGGGTGCCTTGTTTGGCATCGGCCGGCGCGTCCTTCGCCACCTTGCGCGGCGGCGTCTTCGACGGCTTATAGGCGCCGGTCTCGAACTGCGCGACCGCGGACGCAAGGCGCTCCGGCGTCAGGTCCCCGACGACGTTGTATTGCGCGTCGCGCGTGCGTTGCATCTTGCCGGATCCGTCCGCCGTGCCCAGCACCATCTCGGGATGCTTCGCGAAATACTGATTGACCGGGAACTTCACCTTGTCCTTCGCCCAGAACTCCCCCTTGGTGGCTTTCTTGGCATCCCGCACGACCTGAATGGTCTCGGTGTAGAGCCACTGTTGTGCGGCAACGCCCTTGACGTTCGGATCTTTGCGTCGCAACACGATCACGTCCGTTACCACTTCGGTGCCGGCGGTGGACTGGAAGGATGTGTCCGGCAGGCGGAACGCGCCGAGGAAGTCCGCGCGTGCGTCGAGATACTTGCGCACCACGTCACTCTGGCTGTCCATGGTGTAGCGCGACGTGACGAACACGACGAGCCCGCCCGGACGAACCAGATCGAGCGCCTTGCCAAAGAAGTAGTTATGCAGCGACCGCGACATCACCTGCTTCTCGGAACCGCTGAACGCCGGGTCAAAGACCGGGAGCCTCCCGAACGGCACATTCGAGATGACGAGGTCGAAATAGTGCTCCGGCAATCGCGCTTCCTGCAGGGGCGACGTCTGGATATGGGCGCCTTGATAGAGCTGACGCGCAATGGCCGAGGCAATCGGCTCCATGTCGACGCCGTAGAGCGTCGTGCGCGTGTTGGTGCGGATGCTGGCCGGCATCGTGCCGAAGAAGTGGCCCGTGCCGATGGCCGGCTCGAGGATCGATCCGCCCTTGAACCCCAGACGCTCGACCAGATTCCACATCGCGCGCGGCAGCTCGTTGAAGGAATAGTGCGCGTTGACGGTGGAGTCTCCCATCGCGCTCAGTTCCGCCTTCGTGAGGAGGCGATCCAGCTCCTGGCGCGCGAGCTTGTGCCGAGGATCTGTGACGTGGTCGACGCCACGCGGGTCAACGACGGGCGCCAGGTTGGTGTGCCCCCAGCCGATATAGCGCGCGAGCACGGCCTGCTCCGCATCGGTGGCCATGCGGTTGTTCTCGGCCCGCAGCGCTTTCAGCAGGCGCAACGCCGCCATGTTGTCGTCGAGTTTCTTCGTCCATCCGCCTTCGGTGAGGACCTCGGCGTTGTCGATGACGAAGTGTCGCGGGGCTTGCCCGCGCGCGTGACCGGCCGCTACTTCGGGGTCTGTGGCACTGTCGGCGGTGTCCACATGAGCGGGGCTGCTTGCTCCCGCGCTTCGTGGAGCGGGAGCCCCTGAGCCCTCAACAGCAGCTCGTGCTCGTGTGCCGCGTTGACCGCGTTTCTGACCGCCTGTTCGACGTCCCTCGGGTTGGCTCGGTGTGCTCGTCTGGTCGGCGGGCTGTGCTCCAGCCACACCCGCAGCACCTCCGTCTCGATCCCCTCCAGCGGCGTCTTCGTCACGGGCTCCGACGGCGTCCCCACGACGTGTATCGTCTTGTCCATCGGCCGTCTCCTGAGTGGTATTCTGCGCCTCTTCCGGCAGGTCTGCAACTCGGCGGTCTTCGTTCCGCAACCGGCGCCAGGCAATCTCAAAATGCCGCTGGAGCAGGGCCGCCAGCGGTGGGTAGTCCTCCTTGAACGTCAGCCACGCCAACTTGAATTCGACGACGCCATCATCAATGTAGGTGCGGACGATCCCCACCATATCGACGACATCCTGCGGATCGATGCCGGCGGTGAGCGTGGTGCCGTGGCGGGCGGCGAGTTTCTTCGCCAGCTCGTCGCGCTTCGCCTTGTTGGCCGCCTTGCGCGCGTCGAGCTCGGCGCGTTGCGTGTCGACGACGGGCGCCGATGGCTTCGCGTGCGGCGCCGTGACGAACGACGGCAGCACGTACTTCCATTCGGGCTCGACCTGCGGTGTCTTCGGCTTCACCGGCACGCCCGGCAACTCCACCGGAGGCGCCGGTTTCTCTGCCTTCGGTCCGATCTTCCGCTTCAGGACGATCTTCTCTGCGTCGGCGATGGCCTGATTCTTCTGAGGGTGTAGTGACTCCAGACGCGCCGCCGTGGGTACCGGCGACAAGACCTGAACTCTGACGGCCCACCGTTTACCGATGCCCGTATCTTCGAGGTCGACGGTGACCCTCACCTCTTCCCCGTTGGGGGTCCAGCCCTTGAAGCCTCCGACCGTATCAAGGTCGCGCTCGAATTGCGTAGTGTGCTCGCCGCCCGCGGTGAGTGGTGCCAGTCGCACGCGATCAACCGGGATCCACTTCGACAGCTCGCCGTTCGGTTCGAGTGCGATCTTGACGTTGCGTGTCGCGCCGTCGAACGCATGCACGGTGCCCATGCCTTCGTCGGCGATGACGCGTTCACCCACTTTGATGCCATTGGCGCTCGTCGACATCGCCTCGCCACGGCCCATCGGCTCTGAGCTGTCGGCCTTCGGCGTGACGGGCAGATCCGGCGGCTTCGCCTGTTGAGCACCGAAGTCCAGTGACGGCAGCGTCATGCCGGCCTTGGTGCCGTGCCGCGTCATGAACGCCTTGATGGGCGCCATCGTCGCTTGCACCTGTTCGACGGTGGCCGTGGGCAACTGCGGATACGCACCCATCCCCGCGCGCAGGTGTCCGTGGATGAGGCCCTGGAGCTTGCCGGCCGCCTGCCCTGGCGCCTTCCAATACGGCCATCCGTCGCTATGGCTGTCGACTTCCTGCTGGAACGCTTGCAGGAAGCGCGACGCCGGACCGAGGACGGAATGCCGATCGAAGCGCGAGACCGCCTCCTCAATCTCGCTTCGGTTCATCCACACGGACGGCGCATCGGCCGGCTTGTCAGCCGCCGCGGGTGTCGCTTTCTGCTCCGCCTTTGCCGGGCCCAGCCCAGGATTGATGGTGCGCGCGTCGACAAACGTGACGGTCTCGTCGCCTTCCCACTGCACGCGGAGGTAATCACCCTTCGGCCCGGGCTCCTGTGCCGGCGACGCGACGTGGCCGATCTTCCACTCCATCGGATCGACGCTACGTTGGTCTGTGACCTGCTGGCCGGCGGTGTAACGCGCAGCCGCTGCGCCCATGCTTTCGATCACCTCGACCTTTGGCCCGGCGGCCGGTGTCGGCTTCTTCTCCTGCACTGGCGGTGCGGTTTTCTTCGAGGCGGCTGCCTTCGGCGCAGGCGCCGCGGCCTCTGGTGCGTGGGCGACGACGTCCATGCCCTTGAGCATGAGACTGTCGTTGGGGACCGTCCCTTCGCTGGTGGCGGTCTTGCCTTTGCCCTTGTTCGCGATCTTGAGTAGGCTCCACTTGTTGGCGCCGATCTTCGTGGCGGCCCAGGCGCCGGATTGGCGGCGCGTGCCGATGGGATCGTCTTGTGGAAGTGATTTTTGACTTCCACGTTTCACTTCCACCGCCGGAGGTTGACTTCCAGCCGCCGCCTGCTCCGCTTCGTATTCCTTGAGGATCTCTGCGGCCAGTTCCTCGTCGGACATCTCCGCGGCGGCCTTCGGTGTCGCGGCGACAGGCGGTGGCGCCTTCTCCTCCGCCTTCGGCGTGACCGGTGCCGATCGCTTCGGCACGCGGAACTTCATCTCACTGGCGGTCGTCGTGCGTTTCTTCGGGTTGCGCACGTGCATCGTGACTTCGTAGTCGATGGTGACGACGTCGCCGTCGCGCGTGACGCGAGTCACCTTAAACGTCGAGTCTTTCTCCTGCGGACTGTCTTGGATCCCAAGGATGTTCTTCGCGGCGGTGCGGCGCCGCGCGTCGTTCATCGACTCCCATTCGCCGCGGCCCATCGACGCCTTGATGTGCACCTCCGTCGCGTCCATGACCGCGTCGTAGGCTTTGCGCGTGATCGGGTCGGCTTTCTCGGCGATGTTCTCGGCGAAGCGGGGTGCGGCTGGCGTGTCCGCGAGCGCCGCGTCCGCTGCCGCGAGCACGGATTCAGGTGTCGGCGCGGTACCGCCCAACGGGATCTCAACCTGCTCGCCGTTGCGGTCGGAGAACACGAGCCGATCGAGCGTGACGGACTGTCCAGCGATCGACGTGTCGCCGTCGTACTTCTTGCCCAAGCCAGGCTTGACGTACGCCACGGTCGCATGCGGCTTGTAGTCGGGATGCGTGTCGGTGTGCGGCAGCGCATCGGCGATCTTCTTGTTCAGTCGATGCAGGTCGTCGGAGTCGATGTCGACCTTGACGGCGTCGGCGGTGCCGTCCTCTACGTCCGGGAAGTGCGACGTCTTGCCGAACGTGACGCGGATCGGTGGCTCATCCGCCAGCAACGCGCGCACTTCATCGACGTAGTCGCCGTGCAGACCATACTTGACCGTGATATGCGGCTGCTCTTCGCGGCCGTGCTCAGGCGCCAGGTCCTCGTCGGGGATCTTCGCGGAGAGCGTACTGATCTGTTTCGCCGCATCCGGCGGCAGGTTCGCCTGCGTCGACGCGAACTTGTATTTGGTCTCGCGCTCCGGCTCTTCCTCGACGTCCTCCTCGACGTCGGCCATCGGATCGGGGAACGTCTCGCCGCGCTCTTTGGCGGCCGTCTCGCGGGACGTCTCGAGCTGAGACTGCTGCTCGCCCATCGCCCGCAGTTCCTTCGATCCGAGTTCTTCGCCGCGCGCGAGCTTCTCGCGGATGCGGGTATACGCCGCGTCCTGTTCCGGCGTGCTGATGCGATCCGCGCCTCGACGCTCTGGGCCGGTGTACAGGGTCCGGACGGGCGCCCGGTCCCGGCCCCCTGTACGGGCTGGGGGCGTCTCCGCCAGCGCGGCATCGACCGCCGCCAGCATCTCCTCCGGCGTTCGTTCGAGCGTCACGCCGCGCGCGTCAAGGATCGACTGCCAGTGTCGGACGTTCGCCTCGGCCTGCTGTAGCACCTCCGGCGAGGCACGCATGCCGCCCTTCTTCTTCGTGAGCTGGTCGAGCGTGCCCTGTGCGTGCAGCAGCTCCATCCGGATCTGATCGTCCGGCCACGCGGCGACATCGGCCGGCAGCTCGTCGCCCGGCTGCATGTCCTCCGGCGTCGGCACCGACAGCGTCGCGTCAATCTGCGCGAGCAGGTCTTCGGCCGCCGGGGCCTCAAGCGGGAGGTCCTGTCCGGTCTGTCCGGTCTGTCCGATCGCGGTCTGTCCGGCCGGATCGACGCGGGCGGCGGCCTGTGCGGGCGTCATGCCCGCCATCTCCGCCTCGGAGAGGCCGAGCGCTTCGAGCGGCCCGCGCATCTGTTGCGCGAGCTGGGACGGCGTCACCGTCTCCGGCGGTGGCGGCGGGACCGGCGGACGACCGAGCTGTGACACCGCGCCCGCGCCCCCGCCCATCACGGCGCCCGCGAACGCGCCCAGCACCGCGGCATCGTCGACGTTCTCGTGAAGCGGCCGGCCCGTGGCGAGGTTCTGCGCCACCTGCTCTTGTACGGACTGCGGCAGTTCTTCGAGGACCCCTTCGTTGAACGCCGCGAAGCCGACCTCAAGGACAGCCCGCGTGAAGCCTTTACGGGCGTTCGGGTTGAGCGCGGCGGCGGCCAGCAACGTATCGACGTCGGCGACCCCCAGCGTCTCGGCGACCTTGCCGCCGACGAACCCCAGCATCCCCGTCAACGCGCCGGACGAGATGGCGATCCCCGCTTGGCCAGGGCCGAGCACGCCGCCGGAGTCGTGCCGGATCTGTTCGGCGGTCTGCCCGCCCGCCACGGCACCCTCGCCGATGGCACCCGCGGTGACCGGCGACAGTGCTGGCGCCGCTTTGAGCAGCGGACGCGCCACGCCGAGCCCGCCCATCATCGACGGGGCGGATTCGAGCGCGGTATGGCCGATCACCGATGGATTCGACAGCGCCGCCATCGCCTTGTCGAGGAACCCGGAGGCGTCCTGCACGGTGGCGAACGCCTGTTTCTGCGGGTCCGAGTAGTAGCGCGACAGGATCTCCTTGGCGAGCGCCGGCTGATACCCCGCGGCTTCGGCCGCGCGCATGAACGCGCCGCCTTCGTAGCCGAGATCGCCCGGTCCGGCAGCATCCACCGCGCCGAGATACGCGGCCACGACGGCATCGGCCAGCCCAATCCCGGCTTCCGGCAGACCCACGACCCCCTTCGCGAGCGAGATGGCGGGGTCCTGTGCGTAGCGTTCAAACGGCGTGGCCGGTGAGAACGGCGCCGGCGGTGCCGGTGGCGGCGGCGACGGGAGCGCCTGCCCACTCAGGTTGACGACAGGACGGCCGATCCCCGCGCGCTGCTCGCCCGCGGACGGCGAGATCGGCACATGACTGCGCGCCATCGTCGCCCCGGTCGCTTGACGCTTCGCGGCCTGGACTTGCGCCACGGATGGCCCTGGCTGCATCGAAGCGGCCCCTGGCTGCATCAAACCTGGCCCCGGCTGCATACGTGCCCGGCTCGACATCGGTGCCAAGGGCGCCATCGTGGTTGACAGGGCGGGCACCGTAGGCGGCGTCGAGTCATCCGCCAGCGTAGAGTCGATGTCGGCGAGCAACGACGACAGGTCCGGCGTCTTCGTCCGGATGGTCTGGGACTCTTGCAGCGTCGCGTCGATGTCGGCCAGCAGCGACTGGAGGGAAGAACCGGGCTGCTGTGCCACTTAGATCCCGCCTGCGGGCTTGACGCCCCCTGTAGCCTTCTCGACTTCCTTTCGGAGACGGAGCAGTTCCTGTCGCGCCGCTTCCTGGGCGGCCGGCGTCGTGGCGTCGCGATAGCGCTTCGTCGCCGCGGCCACCTTCGACGCGAGCTGGGTCAGCTTGTCGTCGGCCGCCTCAGGCGAGGCGGGCGTGTCCGGGTCCACCGGATCGTTGACGATCTCGGTCTGCGGCGGCACCTGCGGCCGCGGGGCGCCGGTCCTGACGTCCTGCGTCGCGTTGGGTTCAGCCGGGGGCGGCTCGCCGGCCTGCGGGTTCTCGAGGAAGTTCACGGCGCCCATGCGGTTATTGCGATCCGCCTCGATCCGTTCGCGGCTCTGTCGGTTCTCTGCGGCCGTCTGGGCGGCGGTGCGTTGGCCTTGCCGGACCGTCTCCTGACTGAGGTTGAAGCGGGTATTGCGGCCCTGCTCGCCGATGGTGAACCGGTTCTGGCGACCCTGCTCGAGGAATTGCTGGATCGTCTGTCGCGCCGCATTGTTGGCGTCCGCGACGCGCTCGACGGAGCTGCGCGTGTGCAGCGTGTTCCCCGATGGCCGGTTCCAACGGTAGTTCTGGCCTTCCTGCCCGATGATGGCGCGATCGGTGGCGCCCGTCTGGTTGATGACGGCGACGTCTTCGCGCGTCTGATTCGTCGCCGCGGTGCGGCGGTCCTGGCCTTCCTGTTGGGCGGTGGTATTGCCCGACGGGCGATCGTAGCGGGCATCCCGCATGGATTCGAGCAAGATGCGCACTTCGCTCTGCAGGCGGGCGATCTCTTCGCGCGCGTCGATGCCTTCGCGCGCCACACGGGTGCGCTCGTTCTCACGCAGCCCATGCGCGAGGCCCGTAAGGGCTCCCCCGATGGCGCTGACGGCGGCTTGTCCACGTCCCATTGAGTCCCCTTACAGGCGCACGCGCCACGGCGAGCGTGTCGGCGGCGGCCCGCTCTGCCCCGGCGGATTGATGCCGATCCCCGGTGCCGTGCGGTCCTCGATCTGCTGTCCCGACCCCGGCACGGTGGTCCGCGTGTTGCGCTCGGGAATCGTGTAGGGATAGCCGCCACCGCCCGGATAGCTGAATCCCCCCATGCCCGCCGTCTCGCGCCGGAACTCGAGGTCGGCGAGGAACTGGTCGTCTTCCTGCGACAGCGTTTCGTAGAAGCGCTCTTGCAGGGCCCGCAGTTCTTCCATCCGGAAGGCGAGCTCCTCGTTGAACTCGCGTGACTGCTGTGACAGCTTCTTGAGATCGATGTCCGCGCCAACGTCGATCCCGTAGCGGTCGGTGAGGTCGTTCATCAGACCGAGCGTGTATTGCAGCTGGAGCTGATCGCCCTGCAGGCCGAGTTCGGCCGCCTTGGCGTTGACCTGCTCGCGCAGCGCGTAGCGGTCGCCCTTGAGCGCGGCGCCCCGCAGCCCGACATCTGCTGCAAGCGCGACGGCCTCTTTGCGCATCCCCGCCTCTTGCAAGGCGAGCGTGCGCTGCTGGCCGGCGACTCCGGCGCCGAGCTCCGCCGCCGCGCGACGGTCCTGCATGTTCGTCGAGGCCGCGGCGATGTCGATGTCGCGTTCCGACTGAATGGTGTTGCGCTTGCGCTGTTCCCGCAGTCCCATGCGCTCGCTGGCGAGCCAGTTCGAGTCGGCGACGCCGGTATTGTGCGCGAAGCGCATCAGCTCTTGATCGTCGAACTGCCCCATCTCCGCCAGGGTGTCCGCCTCGCGCGACTTCATCAGTTCCACGGTCCGCGGATCCATGGACTCCGGATTCTGGAGAATCCGCATCACGAGATCCTGCGTCGCGTTGTCGACGGCGCCCGGACCGTTCGGGAGCGGTCCGATCCGGCCCAGGATGCTGTCCATGGACGAGAACTGATCGAGGTCCTCGGTCCCAATCTCGCCCGGGGTGTAGGTCGGGCCCATGCGTGACCACGCGGGCGCCTGTGGCGTCGGTCGTCCGGTCGGTCCCGGGGCGCCCTGGCCCCCGCCACCGCCCGAACCGCTGCCGTACTGCCGGAACGCGGCGTCGAGCGCGGCATTCATCATGTCCCCGTAGACCGGAGAGTTGTCGTCGAGGCCACCGGTAAAGCCCACGGTCTGCGCGACCCAATTCAGCTCCGCCTCGTTGAGCGTGCGACCGATGCCGCGCTGCATTTCGCTTTGCAGGTGCTGCAAGGCTTCCGCGCGCGTCCCGACACGCGAGGGGTCGACGTAGTTCGGGGTGTAGGACGCCTGCGGGGCGGGGGCGTCCTGCGCGGTGCCCATCGTCAGCGACGACGTGCCGCCGCCCTGGCGTGTATCCCCGGCGGCGCCGGCCAGCGTGTACGGCCGGCCGTCGATGACGATCTGATCGCCCTGCCACTTCACGTCGTGGCCATCGGCCTGCAGGCTGCTGTAGATGTTGCGCGCGAGACGATCCTGCTCAATCGCTTGCACCTGCGGATCGGTCGAACTCCGCATCCGGTTGAGCGAGTCGCGCCACTGCTGGACGGTCGCTTGCGCGTTGGCGTTGCCCTGCTGGACCCCGCCCTTCGGCATCGGGATCGCGTTCGGACGGTCCGTGATCGGCCCGTACCGTATCTGCTCCAGTGAATCGCCGCCACCGGTCACGCCGGGGAACTGCCCCATCGTGTTCGCGCCGTACTCCATCGGCGAGGACACCGCCGGCGGCGTCGCCGGGGTCGGGGCCGGGCCGGTGAGGGATGGCAGCTCGAGCCCGGCGGGCGGCTTCATCGCCCCGCCCGACCGGGTCAGCGCGTTCGAGGTGCGCGAAATGGACGATCCGTACGTAGGACGCGTCTGTGCCGCGTCTTCCATCGGATCGAGCGAGGACCACGAGAATTGTCCAAGAGCCATTACCCTCCGTACGACAGCGACATCGGACTCCGCGCCGCCAGCCGTCGACGATTCCGGTTCCGTGAGGCGCCGGTCTGGAGACGGTCCGCCTCGGGTCCTAACGCCGCACTCATCAGTGGATCTGGTTGCAGGCCCTGACCCATCGAGCTACTCCGGTTGCGCGTCATCGCCGCACGGTCGTTCATGGATGGCATCGCCATCGGATCCGCGGGCTCCACAAACGGGCCTCCCGGTGCCGGCGGCGGCATCATGGGACTGCTCGGCGGCGCTCCCGGGATCGGCCGTCCCCAGGGCGACGTGGTCGACCGGGCGCCGCCCACCGGACCGAGGTTGCCGGCTACGGCCGAGGGATCACTGCCGATGGCGGAGAGCAGATCGATCGCCGTAAACCGTGGCGCGCTCGGATCGGTCGCGGTCGGGTTGACCGCGCGTCCACTGGCAATCTGATCGCGCATGGTGCCGGCAGCGGAGCGCATCTCCGGCGTGTAGGCGCCGGGCGTCTCCCGCTGATAGCGCGTGCCGGCGGCCACGGTGCGCGGCCCGCCGTTGATAATCCGGTCCAGTAGCGCCATCGCCTGCATCTGCGCCATGACGTGGCTGTACGGGTCGCGGCCGCCTTCTTCGGTCAACGTGTCGAGCAGCGCGAGGTCGCGTTCCCGCGCGTCGCGGCTCTGCTCAATCTCCAGACTGTGCTCGCGGTTGGCGTCGCCTTCGCGGGCATTCGACCACGCGTTCAACCCGAAGCCCGCGGCCTCGAGCGCCGGCATCACCCAGGGCGATGACAACATTCCCCCTCCTGTCGCACTTCCTGCGGCGGTCGTGCCGGCCGCAGCGCCACCGCCCGCCGCCGACGTGCCAAACGTCGGGCCCAGCCCGCGGCTCACATTCGAGGCCAGCACCGGAGAGATGCCGGCACCGCCCGCCACTGCGCCACCTCCGGCTGCGGCCGCGCCGGGCACCAGGCCGGAGGCCACGGGAGCGGCATAGCCCGCCATCGGGGCCGTCCATCCGGTGGAGGCGAGGAGTCCGGTGCCGCCCGCTGCGGCGCCGCCGCCACCCGCCGCGCCGCCGGCCGCCGCGCCACCCGCCGCGCCACCGCCGCCACCACTGAAGGCACTCATCAGGGCCGGCCCGCCAAAGTACGCGCCCGCGCCGATCGCGGCCCCGATGCCGATGTTGCGGAGCAAGGTGTTGTGCTGGTTGATGTTCCCGGCGCCGTCGATGTGCATGCCGTCCGGCAAGCGGATGCCTTGACTGCCGAGCCACCGTTCAAATTCCGCCTGGTGCCGATCGGACATGCGGATCCCGCGCCCGGTGTCGACCATGCCGCGCTGCGCCTTCCATTCCTGCACCTGCGGCAGAGACCCCAGCCAGCGATTGAACTGATCGAGCTGTCGTTCATCCGTGTCCCGGTCGGGCACCTGGCGGCCGTCCGGGGTGTAGTACCGCTGTCTCGGCATTTACCCTCCCGCCTGTTCCGCTTCCACCGTTTCGAGCGCTTCGCGCATGGTCGTCATTTGCGCGTCGCCGCTGACGTTGCGCGGATCGTTGGCCGTCCGCCACGCGGCTTGGGTCCGCACGTTCAGCCGATCCGCCCATTTCGTCATTGCGATCGCGACTTCGGACATCCCGCCCGCCGTGAGGACCTGCGTCGCCGTCAGGCCCCGCGAAGCGGCATACTCCTCGAGCGCGAGCTGCTGGTTGACGGTGAGCACAAAGTTGACTGCGGTGGTCGCCATGAGTCGTCCTTTACGGCGCAAACGTGTCCGACGTGAGGCAGATGTGAATGGTGTAGCCGCCGCCGCTGGAGACGCTGCACCCGGTGCCGCGCTGCGTGCCGAGATACCGGATGACCACGCAGCCCGTCATGCCATTCCCGCCGGCGCCGGTTCCGCCACCGCCGCCGCCACCGGCCCCGCACAGCGTCGCATTGCCGCCCGCGGCGTTGGCGCCCGATCCGCCCGTGCCGGCCCCTGTCCCGCCCGCGCCGCCCACGACGACGCCCGACCCCCCGCCGCCGCTGCCGTAGACGAACGTCGCGCCCGCGTAATCATTACTGTCGCCTTCGGCCCCGGCGCCACCCGTGCCGCCGCCCGCGGTCGTGCCATTGCTGCCCGTGCCGTTCGCGCCGCCCCCGCCACCGCCCGCGCTGTCTGCGCCCGCCGTGGAGACACCGTTGCCGCCGTTGTGGCCGTCGTCGCCCACGCCACCAGTTACCGTGCCGCCGCCCGCGTCGCGCGAGCCACCGCCACCACCACCCGCCCCGCCGTCGCCGCCGCCCGCGCTATTCGCCGTGCCGCCGCGTCCGCCGAACCCGCCACCATCGGCCGTGACGCTGATGGTGCCGCCGATGAGCGTCGTGTCAGCGCCGGCCGTGCCGCTATTCCCACTGCTCCCGCCCGCGCCAGCCGCCCCAATCGTGACGGTCAGGGCCGCGCCGCCGCGCACGACCGTGGAGCTCCCGGTCAGCGCCTCGCCACCGCCCCCGCCACCGCCGGTCGCCGTGACGCCGTCGGTCGAATTGCCGCCGCCGCCGCCCGCACCCACCACGAGGTACTCGATGACGTACGTCTTGTTCACGCCGAGCAGGCGCATCAGTTGCGCCTCGCTCGAGGTCAGCGTCAGCGCGAGAAGCAGGAGCCAGCGCATTTAGAAGTTCTGCCCCGCCGTGAAGCAATACCAGTTCGTCCCGGCGTTGTAGGTAAGGCAGGTGAAGAAGTCCTTTTTGCCGTTGGTGCTCGTCATTGTCGGTGCGGCCGCGCCCGCCCACGCGACGCTCGCTGGCCAGGTGACCGTCCGCAGCGTGCCATCCGCCGTGAAGACCAGCGTGAACGAGCCCGCCTTCCCGGTCGTCGGCGCGTTCGAAATCGTCAGCGTCGTGATGTTCGCGGTGAGCGCGACATCGAAGTGCGTCGCCGTCGACAGGTCCAGCGTCAGGGCATTCGCGCTGATCGTCGGCGCCGTGCGCGTTTCGGTGTAGGTCAGCAGGTCGTTGCGCGCGGTGAACGCGTTGGCCGTGCCGAGCATCGCCACGCCCGTGAGGTTCGTGCCCGACAGTGACGCGAAGTAGGTCGAGCTGATGGCGGGAATCTGGCCGGTGGCGCTGACAATACCGACGTTGCCGGAGCCGGCGTTGATGCCGCCCGCCACATCGAGCGCGTTGATGCCGGCGCCGAAGATGTTGGCCGTGGACCCCACGAAGAGGTCGGTGTTCGTGGCAATCGCGCCGGAGGCGTTGAAGGACCCCGCCACCACCGTGTTCCCGGTCGCCGCGGCGATCGTGACGTTCCCGCTGCCGATGTTGACGTCGCCGGCAATATCCACGGTCGAACCCGCGGTGAGTGCCCCTGAGAAATTGCCGAGGACGCTGTAGAAGGCCGCCCAGCGTGTTCCGCTGGCGCCCAGATCGCGCGTGTTGTTGCCGTCGGCGACGATGGCCCGGGTCGTCAGGGTGCCGGTCATGGTGCCGCCCGTGCGGTTCAGGGCGTTCGCGTAGACGGCATTGACGATGGTGTTCACCTCGTCGGGCGAAATAATCGTGCCGGCCGTGAAGGTGAACGGTGGGGAGCCGAGCTGCGCCGAGGCGACTCCGGTCGCCAGCAGCAGCGCAAGAGCGATTCCGAGCAGTCGGTTACGCATCGACGGTGTTCTCCCTGGCGGTGACGAAGACGAGGAGGGCACGCGTCCCATTCGCGCTCGCCAGCAGATAGGCGACGTCCTTCGTCCACAGATTCCCGACGGGCGTGTAGACGATGCCGCCCACTTGACTCAATACAACCATGCCGATGGGTATTTCGCCCATACCGTGGGCCACGTCGACGACCGTGCTGTTCGAGGGGAAGTACACCTCGAAGATCTTTGAACACGCCGCGAACGGCCATTCAAAGGGCTGTCGGCGGTCCACCGCCACCAGGGCATCGGACGTCGGACGATCAACGGGCCGCGGCATTCGTTACCCGTTCACGCTCGGGACGAGCCGCTTCGAGAGCGGATCGCAGGTGACGCCGAACTGCTTGAGTCGCACTTCGGACGAGGGATAGAAGTTCCAGAACTGGATCTGGAGCGTCACGAACGTGCGTTCAAACCGCTGTTTCTTCAGGGACTGCCCCGGCCCGCCGGACCATTCCGACTCGCCCCAGATGGCTTGACCCCAGATCGCGCCGGCCTGCTCGATCGGGAACGCGAGATCGTTGATGGCGGTGACGTGCCCGTCGTCATCGTTGAACCGGATGCGCGCGAACAGGCTCTGGTCGTCGGCGCTGGAGCTTGCCGCCACGAACAGGAAGCGCGATTGCTTCGCGTGCGTCGGGACCTTGAAATCGAGGAACGAGGTATTCCAGAACCACCGGATCCCGCCGACGATCACCTCCCAGCCGTCGCCGGACGGCACGGGCGACAGCTCCGGCCCGTTGGTCGTGTCCAGGGTGATCACCGTGCCGGTATTTGAGGCCGCCCGGACCCACTGCCAGATGCCGGCCGGACTTTTCACGGCAATGGGCATGCCCGCCAGCCCGCCGCCGGTCGTGTAGAACGTCGCCCCGCTCGCGGTAATCGTGCTGACCGTGGCGCCCGTGATGGTCTCTTCCGTCGTGCCACTCGGCGGCCCGTCGTGCGCGCCGTCGAACATCTGGTAGACGCGGCCCCAATGGTCGCCCATATACAGGCCGAGATCGCCGTTGGTGTCGGTGAACTGCGCGAACGATCCGTACTCGTGCCCGGTGATCGGGGGAAGCCAGGCACCGAGCAGGTAGTGATACGCGAGCAGCGTCCGCACGCGCGTCGTCGACGTGGTCGGGACGCTCCAGATCACGAGGTTGTTGACTTCGTCGTGGACGCAGCGAATGAGCGCGAGCGCTTGTTTGTTGACCGTCGCGATGAAATTCGAGATCCGGCTGTTGCCAATCGACCGCCACGCCGAGAGGTTCGTCACATACGGGCCGCGAATCCGGTCCCAGCCGTACAGTTCGCTGTCCACCTCGACGCACGACTCGGCGCTGACGTTGCCGTACGTCTGGTGGAGGCGCTTCGGCTTGAACGGTACCCGGTCGCCCACGAGCTCCCACGTCGCATGGGCCGTGCCGATGATGCGCCGCTCCGAGAACTCGAGGCCCCACGTCAGCGCGTCGCCCGTGGCGCGCGAGATCGGGAAGTTATCGCGCGGATGCCAGCTTTGCAGGTCGCCGAGCTTGCTGATGTCGACGGCGTCGGTGTTCGCGCGGATGCCGAACCCGTAGCCGTTCATTTCAAACAGGTGGATGAAGTTCCCCGGCGGCGGATCGTTCACGCTCGTCTTGTCGGCGATCTGGTTCGCCCGGCGCGTCGTGTCGGTGACGGTCTCGGTGGCGCTGCCCGTGGCGACGGTCCAACTCCCGGCGAGGTAGTAATTCAGCTCGTTCGTATCGGTGCGTCGCACCCACGCGCGCCAGTGGGTCGCCGCAGACGGAACGCTGCCACCGGGTTTGGTGTGCGTCCGGCCCTGCGCCGCCAGGGCCTGCGTAGCCGTCGCATCGGAGATGGAACTGTCGTGGTCCATCGCCGAGTCGTACCAGGTATAGACGGCCTCATAGGTGCCGGTGAGCGTGCCGGCGCCCGCCGACATATTCGTGACCGACGACGGCCGCGCGAAGCCGATGTCATAGAGCGCCGAGCCGTCATAGCGCTTCTGCGCCGAGCCATCGTAGATGAACGCGTTGCTCTTGAACGGCGTCATCCGGGCCTGATTCCCCGCCGTGCCGAACGCGCTGCCGATGGTCGACGTGGACCCATTGACCGGGTCCACTTCGGAGAGCTGGCCGTTGCACATCGCGAGCAGCTCGGCCGCCGCGGCCGGCCGACGGAAATCAAACAGGCCGTCGACGCGCTTCGCTGACGCCATCACCGTCGGGTTGATCAGCCGGACGCCCGGACGGACCCCCATTTCGCACTGCCGCGAATCGAGGTTCGCTTCGTAGAGAAAGGCGTTGGCCGCGTCGGGCGTCGCGAACGGCGGCAGCGTGCTCGGGGTGTCGAGGAAGCCGGCCGAGAAGTTATCCACCCAGATGTCGGAGATCGGTTGCTGGGCACTCATCCCATGAACGGCCGAATCCGCGGCCGTGCCGGTTGAATCGTGTTGTCGTGACCGACCAGCGCGATGAGCGACGCGTTCGATCCCTGATCGACGTCAGTCAGCTCGCCGCGATTGACCTTGAAGTAATTCCCCATGCGCTCGAGGAGCGCAGAGACCCAGAACTGCGGCACCGTATCGGCGTCATAGAGCAGGCGTTTCGGCAGACGGAGACACGGCACGCCGATGATCTGGCCCGCCGTGATCGGCTTCGGGTGCAACACGATCGTCGGAATCTCCACCTGACTCTGTTCCGGTAAGAGTTTCTGGAGCGTCGCGCCGGCGGAGTCCAGGCGCAGCGTCACCGTGCCGCGCGAGCTGGTGTGCTCGGTGTCCGGGGTGTCCGCCTCGGTGTACGCCTTCGTGAACCCGGTGATCGGCGGGAACCACGTGCCGGCCGCGACCGGCGTCGTGCCATTGAGCGTCAGCTGCGCCTCGTCGACGACGCCGTCACTGTTGATGCCCTGCACGACGACGGCAATATCGGTGTCGCTGGCGTGGGACGAGACCAGTTCGAGCGCTTGGCCCGCCGCGTCCGGCTGCGTCGTCACCGCCGACACGCCGCCGAGCGAGTACCGCTCTGGCACGCTGGCCACTTCGAGGTCCGTGCCCGCCTCCGGAAACTCCATCCACAACGCGTCAAGGTCGTAGGGCACGAGATCGCGCCCGGTCGTGAGGTTCCGCACCCGCAGGTGCGGCGGAATGCGCCCGAAATACGGCGGGAGCGCATAGGTGCGCTGGTCCGCGACGGTCGTGACCTGCACGGGATCGGGCATCCGGTGATCTTTGAACGGATGGCGCAGCCAGATGTCGAGATAGGAGACGTTCAGGAGCCGTTCGGCGAGATCGCGCGACCGGGTATCGCCGTACTCACCGTGCATGTGCAGAAACGTGTCGAGCAGCTCGCGGCGTGAGTTGTTCATTGACAGGTGATCCGGTACTTCTGCTGTAAGGGCGGCGACGCGCAGATCACGTCAATCGTCACCGCCTTGACGAACTCGAACTCTTGGGCATGGCGATACGCCAGGGCCGCGAGGCCGAGCACAAGCAGCCCCGCGAGCGTGCCGCCGAAGGCCAGGGCGAACGTCCGCATTACTTCAGCAGCAGCCGGAGCAAGGGCTTCAGGTAGCTGATGATTTCCGGCGGCAGCTCGGGCTCGGTGCGCGGATCGGGGAACTCGGACGGGGTGTAATAGAGCACCCACGCCGAACCGTTCCACTTATAGAGCTGGCCGTCAGGCGTAGCCCCGTTCGTGTTGTTCCACTCGCCGACATCCATCGCCCAGAAGGCGACATTGACGAGCGTCGGCGTGATGGTGTTCATCTGCGCGAAGGTGCCGACGCCGACCCCATGGCCCGACTGCGCCGCGGCGGCGCTCCCGTCGAACCCGGCGGAGGCGTGGCCGTGCGGGTAGCCGTCGTGATCGAACTTATGCGTCCCAGAGCGGACCGGGTGATTCTGATTGTGCGTCCCGCCCCACGGCAGATTGGTGTTGTTGACGCCGACTGTGTTCAACCACTGGTAGCACCCTTCGACCACCTGATCGTACGGAATGACCGGGACGTGATCGCTCTGTGCATTGTTCGCCGTGCCGGTGTAGTTCGGCCGGTGGAGGTTGAACGAGAAATTGTTCGCCGTCGGCGCCGGGTCCGCGAGGATGTCATACGTGCCTTCGATGTCCCCCTTGGTCGAGCCGAGGTGAATGTAGTCGTCCGCGTCCAACCCGTGATTGGTCCGCGTGGCCGTCACGAGGCTGTTGGTGTAGCTGTAGTTGAACGTGCGCGACGAAATCCGCGTGCCCTGACCGGCGCACGAGTTATCGAAGAGCTGATTCACGCGGTTGATCTCGACGACGAGGGGCGGATCGTTGTCCGTGAACCGGTGCGGCTCGTTCGCCTGTTCCGCGGCGAGGTCGACGGTCAGCACGCCGATCCCATCCGTGACGCCGTTATTCGACCGGATGCGCCCATGGCACATCGGCGACGCCGGGACGGTGGATCCGTTCCCGCCGTTGGAAAAGCACCCCTGGACCTTCAGCACCATGTCGACGTAGTCGTCTTCGATCCACGTCACATTGCCCGCTGTCGTGATTTCCCATTCGTGCCCGTTCGCGTGCGGTGTGATGGTGCCAATCGTGAACACTTTGAACGGATTGCCGGCGTCGTTGAGGTCCCAGATGCACTCGCCATCGGCGGAACAGAAATGCCGCCCCTCGTGTGAGTCCCAGCGGTTCGTCTCGAACTGGCCGACGCTATCGTTGTTGGCGAGGTCCTCGTAGTCGTTCATGAACGCGATCCAGGACCCAGAGCGGAGCTGCCCCTGGTTGCTCACGCCGACGAAGGTGTTGCCGTAGTATTCGCCGCACCGGCTGCCACGGAGACGCCCGCCGCTCTCGGTGCCGTGCGCGTTGATGTTGCCGTTCTGGACGTAGTTATACCGAAACACGTAGCTCGTGCCGCCCCACGAGTCGGTGACCGGAATGCCGCTCGTCAACGAACCCGTCTTGACGATGTAGTTCGACTCCATGAGGACGGTCGTCGTGGTCCCGCGTGGACACGGATCCGCCCACCTCTGATCGGGATAGGCAAAGCTGTTCGCGGTCGTCCCGACGTTCTGCATAAAGTCGGTGCCGGAGGTGCGCGAGAAATAGTTGTGGTCAATGAGGCCGTTCCCCGTGAACGGCTCGAAGAACTGATCCGGGTCACTGGTGGTCGTGAAGCGGATATGGTCGTACCGGAACATCCGATCATCGAGCGGATCGCCCGTGGTCTGTCCGTTGACTTGCAGCAACCCGGCGCCCGTGCCGAGGTTCGTCGCGCCATCGAGAAAGGCGACATGCGCGAGACGCGCCGTGGTGCCGGTCGCCGTCGTGATCACAAACAGCGACGACGTGCTGCCGGCTGGGAGGTCGTTCGTGATGATCGTGGTGCACGCTGACGGGATGCCTTCGATGCCGCCCATCGTCTCGAGCGTGCAATCCTCCTCGCCCCGGACGGTGATGTCGTGGGCCTGCGGCTGCAACGTGACCTGCGCCGTCCACGAGCACGAGCCCGTCTTGATATAGACCGTGTCAATTTCGCCGGCCGAGGCTTCCGCCTCGTCGATCACTTTCTGCACGTCTCCCTCTTCGCACGAGGCCGACGTGACCGAGTCGCGCAGGGTGAGCGTCTTCAGTTCTCCGGCGGTGGTGACGATCAGAATGATGATGGATGTCGCAACGCTGGCGGCTAACTTCATTCCCCTCCTTGGTTCCGCAAGTGCTCGAAGAACTCACCGACGTGGAGCAACAGGCCACGTCCGGTCGACGTGGCGGTATCAGCCGCCGCGATCTCGGCCGCGAGACCGGCCGTGTTCACGCTCGACGCGGCATCGCAGACCACGCTCGTGTCGTTGTCGGTCCGGTACGAGAGCTGAAACCCGCGCGTGGGCGACGTGCCCGTGTTGTCATCCAGCTCGGTAAAGCCCGTCTCGTCGTTGAAGAGCGTGCCGGCCTGCGCGCCGCAGAACTTCACCGCCCCGTTGAACGCCGAGCTAAAGGCCGAGAGCGAAATGGTCACATTCGACGGCGTGTCTGCCGAGTTCCCATTCGACTGCACAACGGCACCCGCGCCATTCGTCCCCGTCGTGACCACGCCGGTGAACTCGATCATGTTGATCGTCACCGCGGAGGTCGTCTCACCGAAGTTGACCGTATACGTGCCCGATCCGGGCGCCGCGTTCAGGCACCGAAAGAGCGTGACGCGGAACGTCGGCGAGGCTTCGGTGTTGAATTGCCGGGAGACGACGGGATCCCAGGTGCACGTCAAACTGCCGTTGGACGAGGCCGTTGGCGTGGCCGGGGTGCCCGAATCGCGGGCACTCAGCACCGCCAAGAGCACGAGCGCGTTCGCGGTGGGAGACGCCGACGAGGCACTCGTGAAACTCGTGTTGTCTGCGTTGGTTTCCAGCGCACCGTTCGTGACGAGCGCCGCCGCCAGCGCGCGCCGCGCCTCGATCTGCACGACGTGCCACGGCAGCAGCGAGAGGAGCGCCAGGACGATCAGCCAGATCGGCGGTCGGCGCATTTACTGCTCGGTAATGACGCCGTAGATCCCCACGGCAGCATTCGTGTTATCCGTGCTCGTCGGACCGCCCGTGATGCAATAGCCCAGGCCCGTGCCGAACGCGATGCCCTTCGTCCCGAACGAGAACGCAAAGCCAGCGCCCGATGTGCTCGCCGGAATCGCGAGCGAGAAGGTGAACCCGGTCGCGGAGCTGCACGTCGGCGACGTCGCGAGGTTGTAGAACCGGATGTAATAGATCGTCGAGGTCGTGTTGACCAAATAGACGCCCATCAACCGGCCGGCTTGGTTGTTCAGCAGCGTCGCGTTGTTCGATGCCGCGCTCACGACGGGGTTGCCCTGCGATCCGGTGTGTAGCGGATCGTCCGTCGACGTCACGACGCGCGTGGTCGTGCTATCGATGACGCCCGCGCCCGCCGAGCTCGTGCTGATGGCATTGCCCGACGCGTCATAGACGGTGACGCGCAAGCTGTTCGCCGTGGTGTTCGTGATCGCGTCACCGCCCGCGGCATCCTTCAACACGCCGTCGTAGGGCAGATCGTCGTTGACGACCTCGCTGCCGGTGGAGTCGACGAGCATCACGCGCAGCGCATCGGCGCCGGCCTGCGTGACCGCATCGCCCCCTGGCGCATCCTGCAAGACGCCGTCAAAGGACGCGGCCGCCGCGACGCTCGACGCACCGCCCGCCGGACTGCCGCGCAGGAATACCTCAACCTCGCCGGTCGACCATCCCGACGAGATCACGCGAATCGCGTTCTTCCCCGCCGTCGGACAGTCCCAAATCCCGTTGGCAGACGATCCGGTGACGGTGACGGTCTCGTCCGGCGCGAGACAGTTCACGGTCTGATAGTTTTCGAGGTCGATCGAGACCTGAAACTCCAGCGTGCCCGTCCACGTCCCGGTCAGCTGCACGCCGACGGTCGCCCAGCCGCCGGTCGGCAAACCGATACCGCCGGTCAGTAGCTGGACGGGTTCGTCGACGGCGTCGATCGTGCCCGTCGGCACAATCTGCGCGTCGACCCGTGACGGCGCCAGGAGAGCACCCGCCGCCAGGACGGCGCTCAGCCACCGACACATCCACATCTTCATTGCTCTCTCGCCTTTTTGGCCCGGCTTCGGAGCAGGTGAATCTCGACGCACGGCGGGGGGATCAACTCAATCCCTGCCCCGCCGTACGCCGTGGGTGCTTACGCTTCCTTCGCCCAGGTGCCGACGATGAACTCGATGCGCCAGGCGGTCGCGCCCGTGGTGCCCGTGCAGTAGATGCGCACGCAGTCACCGAGGCGATCGGTCGCGCCGGAGTTGATCAGGTCCTTGTCGACGGTGACGGCGAGGCCGTTGCCGCCGATGGCATCCGCCGCCGCGGGCGAGATGCTCAAGCCCGTGCCGGAGCTGACCGCGCCGCACTCGAACTCGTACCAGACACCTTTCGTCGCGGCCGCGGCCGCCGGCAAGGTGAAGACCGCATCGACCGCGCCGACGAACTTCTGCCCGCTCTGTGCGGCGGTCAGGGTCTGCGTCGCGGCCGCGAGGTTAACGATGCGCTTGCCGATGCCGCGGATGAGTCCGTTGTCATCGGCCAGGCCGAGGTCCTCGAGGAAGCGCGCCAGCGGTTCGTTGGTGAGATAGAACATTCAGGATCTCCCTTTGTCGAAAATGAGTCACACGGACTCGGTTGCTTACGTGGCCACCGTGTAGGTGTGACCGACCGCAAGACCGACCACGAGCCACTTGTAGGTGGTGTCGGCCGTGCGAATACACGTCGCCCGGATGAGCGCGCCGATCTTCTGGCCAGAGGTCGATGCCGCGAGCGAGTTCGCCGCCGCATCGTTGAACGTGACGACGTCGCCCGCTGTCGCGCCGGCCACGACGATGTTCTGATCGGCCACGCCGAGGAACTCGTAGCGGTCGCCGAGGTAGCTGATGTTCGGGGTCGGCAACGTGAACGTCACCGATCCGGAGGCGCCGCGGTTGGTAAAGAGCGTGCCGCTGCGATCGGCCATGCGGGTCACGCTGTAGGCGGCCGTCTTGTCGACGACACGCTGTTTCGGAACGAGTGGCATTGAGGATCTCCCCCTTTACGCGGTCGGCATGCCGGCGTTCGAGATCCGCGAGCCCGCCAGCCGTTCCAGCGGGTCATACGCGTCGACCGCAATGTCTCGATACAGCCCTCGGCGGCGGCGCCGTCGCGACTCGTGCGCCCACGCCTCTTCGTACTCGAGTTCGTCCGAGAGCTTCGCCGCCCCTCGCACGAACAGGTCTTCGCCTTCCTCACGCAACTCGCGGAGGATGTTCCACGGCCGCGTCAACCATTGCCAATGCACGATCGACACGTGGATGTAGCCGTCCCGCGCCTGGATATGCAGATCGGAGTGATCGCCGAGGCCCGCGTTGCACGCCGGCACGCGCCGCGCGCGCCGCTCGAGCACGTAGTAGCCGTCGCGCTCCGCGCTCTTGCGCAGCCGCAGCGCGGGGTCGGCCAGGGCGAGGTACTCCGGCACATGCGCGGCCCACGGGTCGAGCCGCAGATGTGGAGGCACCGGGACATGGATCATCGGGTCGCTTACCTCCGACGGCTCGTGCGACGGATTTCGTCCGGCGTGGGGGCGCTATGCACCGTCAGGTCCGCCTCCTGCGGTTTCTCCCAGCCTGCCGCTTCGTTGCGCGCGAATTCGGCTTTAGCGTCACTGCCCTCGACCGGTGCGAGCGCCGCTGCAACGGCGTTGTCACTGCCGATCACCTGCTGCTGCGGCTTGGCGATGCCACCGCTCGGCGCCAGGCCGAGACCAGGCAACCCGCGGGCGAGATCGCCCGTGCGGCGGATCTGCACGTCGCGATCGACCGGCGAGAGCCCTTCACGGTTGAGGCCCTCCGACTTCCCGGCATACCGATCGAGAAAGTCTTCGTCGAACGGCACACACTGATCGTCCGGGTCGACGCCGCGAATGCCGATCCAGCTCACGAACTGCGGGACCGAGGCGTCATACGGGTTCGGGTTGCGCGTGCCGGGCACGATCAACCGCTTCTGGAGGTGCTGCGCCGTCGCGTACGAGACCTGGAAGACCGCGCTGGGCGGCACCACGTACGGATCGGCGTTGTGCATGTCCCGCAGCTCGAACGGCCCGCGGTTGATACAAAACACGGGCGTCTCCGGCGAGAGTTCCTGCTTCTGCTTGTGCGCCGGCAGCAACGTGATGACCTGCGAGAGGTCGATGTCCGTCGGCGGCGTATAGGTGCGTGCCATGGGTCGAAAGCTCCTCACTGCCGCGTGCCACGAGCGCGGGTGATGGTGATGCATCACCCGCGCTATACGCGGCTCCGCGTGCTCTGGTCAGACGGGGCTTAGGCCGCCTTCACCGCGAGCTGGTTGACGTCGATCCCTTCCCCGCGCGCGTTCACGTTCGGACGCTGGCAGTGGAAGTTGTCCTGAATGAGGTAGTAAGCGGTGAACTCGTCGTACTCCGCCACCCACTTCAGGACGTGACCCTCATCGGCCGCCCACTCGCCTTCGTTCTCGACGTAGCGGGTCCACGAGGCTTTGTTGATGCCGAAGAGCATGCGATAGGGCGCATCGCGGTCCACGAAGAGCGGGATGTCGCCGTAGGTGATGGCGCGGCCCGCGGGCTTCTTGGCCGCGACGGTGCCGCCGTCCGGACGCGAGAGATCCGCGCCCGTGTAGCGCCGGTCGGCCTCGAGCAACGTCAGATAGGCGCGGCGGACGGCATGCTCACACGCGAACATGTCGAACTGCTTGCCCGTCTTGATGTTGACCGCATCGACCATCTGCTGGATGGCGTCCAGCGAGAGCGCGCCGATGCTGGTGGCGACGTAGGCGTTGAGAATGGGATAGGTCGTGCGGCTCAACCCGTGGTAGGTCGCGACGTAGGTGCCGTCGTCGATCCCCGCGAGCAAGCCTTCCGGCTCCTGGTTGAGCGAGGTCTGCGTGGCCGACTGCGCGATGACGATCTTCGCGTTGTCGTCGCAGGTGATCGCTGTGTCGACCGTCACGGACGTCAGGGCGGTGGCGACCGCGGTAACGGTGGCGGTGCCCTGAATGTTGTTCGACGAGTCGAGGAACGCGAGGAACATGCCCGACGTCGCGTCGCCGTCGATGAAGCGCGCGCCGCCGGCCGAGCCCGCCACGTTGGCCGGGGAGTCGACTTCAATGGTGGTGTCGGCGGTCTGCGCGCCGTTGACCAGCGCGAGAATGCCCGACCCATAGCCCCACACGACGCGATTGCGATGGAACGCCATCGCCTCGGTGAGCGCTTCCATTTCCGCCGGGATGACCTGCTGCCAAGACCCCTTCTTGTTGCGCGACTGTGCGATGACGTTCCGCTCGAACCCGACGCGCCCATACGTGTTGCGCATCGGAACTTCGAAGTTCTCGTACACCGAACGGCCGGCCTGCGGCAGACGGCCGCGATTCGGGATCGAGCCAATCGACCGGTTGCGGCCGATCATGATCGGGACCACCTTCTGGCGGCCGACCCATGAATCGTCCTTGACCTCTGACTCCATCCACTTCGTCATGAGGTTCTCTTCGTTCACTTGGCTGTGGATCACGGGACCGTAGTCGTCTTTGAACAACGGATCCCACTGCGTGGTGTCGGACCCCGGCATCCACTGACGGTCATGCAGGCCGTCGAATCGAAGGTCCGAGCACGCGTGAAAACTGAATTTCATTCGCGAGACTCCTGCCCCCCTAGCCGATCTGGCGAATGCGGCGCGACACGTCCGCGACCGTGCGTTCTTTCGTCGCACGGGCGGGCGTGGGCGCACCGGGACCGCCAGCCTGATGCCGGGGGAGCGATTGATTGCGTTGGGCCATACGCTGCGCAGCAGCTCCGGCGGCAATGCGTTGCGTGGTCGGGTTCACACCCGCCTTCTTCAGGTAGTGCTTGATGGTGGCGTTCGGATCGAGGGTCTTCCCGTTCATCCGGGCGTAGTGGTAGCTGCCCTTGACACTGTCGAGAAACAGGTCGCGGATGTTCGGGTCCTTGATCTGCTTGGCGGCAGCGTCGATGCCCGCCGCCCAGCGTGATTCGATCGCGGACTGGCGATCGCGCTGCACGCCACCTTCAAGCGAATCGATCCGTTTCAACGCCCGTTGGTGATCCGCGAGCATGGTGCGAAGCTGGCCCCGAAGTTGATGGACCGTGCGCGCCTGCTCGAGGAAGTACTTGCCGGATTCGTCCGCTGTGTTCCAGGGGACCTGTTCGTTGAACGGCTCGTCCTGCTGCGGGACTGCCGGGCGACGTGTCGTGGCGGGGGTGCCGCCGTCCTCGTCATCCGCGTCGTCGCGCCCCTCGATGAGGAGGCGCCGCAACCTGGCATTGTTCTGGAGACGCTGTTGAAGCGCCTGATATTGACTGGCCGCGTGCATCAGACCGTCGAGATCGACGCCCTTCAATCGCGCGTTCACGGCGACGTTCTTGGCAACCTTGCGCTTCAGGCGTCTGTTGTCCTTCAGCAGCTTGCGAAACGTCTTTTCGTCGAGCGGGCGTGTGTCGTCGTCGTCGTCGTCGTCCCTGCCTGCGACAAGGTCTACGTCGTCGTCCTCGCCCTCTCCCTCGGATCCGGCGTGACGCTCAGCGGCGTCATCGCCTGCCTCACCGAGGGCAGGGTCGTCGGTGCCGTCGTCCAATCCGGGCTCATAGCCGGGATCGCCTGCGTCGGCGCCTTCTCCGCCAGCGCCGGCCGCGCCATCTTCTGGAGCCAGAAGGGGCATGGCGACCGTGCTGCGGAACATGCGAAAGAGGTGCATGGTCTGCTCTCCTCGAAAATGAGCGGGCAAATGAAAAGGGCGGAACACCGACGCAGCGCTTGCGGCGCTGTCGCGTCAGGTCCCGCCCTCGGAACTCACCCGCCCTTGTTGATCGCTGAACAGCGTGCGGTGGGCTACCGCAGGCCCGTCGGCCTGTGCTGTTCAGACGTGCCGTGACGCGCGTACCGCGTCACTCTTGGTTGCGGGTCGCTGAGTCGAACAGCGCTGTGAGAGGTAATGAGCCTCTCTAGGACCCACGCCCACCCGCGACAACTCTTGTCGTTCTTCAGCGTGCACGAAGCACGGTCAAACCGCCCATACCCCCGTCAGGTTGTGCGACCGGGCCCGTCGTCCGCTGGCACCGTCGACCGACGGTGGAGACGCCCTCCGCAGATAACAGCCCGGTCGGCACCTTGTGCACGATCGCGAGAAGGACCCCGGTCCACCGAGCGGACGGCCGGGCCAATTCGAACGTCGCGAGCTGGGGTGTGACAGCTCTGCACCCGGGTCCGAGATCCTTCACGTGACCTCACATCGGCGGCGGCGGTGGTTCCTCCTCCCTCACCGGCCGCAGCATGCCGGCCTCCAACAGGTCATCGACCGACGGGCCCTGCATCGGCGTCGGCACGCCTGGCGACAACACCCCAGCCGAGACCGCTCCGTCGAGCGCTTGCGGCGGCTGTTCCTGTGCCGGCTGCAGCGCCCCCGACTCGATCGCGCCTTCGAGCGCGCCGCCGGATCCGGGCGGTGGGGCCTCTTCCTTCGCCGGCGGCTGCGGACCAGCGGCGACCGCGGCCTGCTGCATCTGCTTCATCACCAGCGTCTGTTCGAGCATCTTCACGCTCTGCACCATGGCCATATAGACCGGCGCGTTCGCCGTGCGCATCTCTTCGGCCTCCTCGGTCTTGAGGAACTGCTTTTTGAGGTAGATGTGAACGGGCAACTCGATCATCTCGGGGTCGGGCGCTGCGGCCAGGACCTCGTCCGGCGTGCGGGCGGCCTTCCACCGATCCAGCTCGCGCGCCACCTGCTTGCGGTCGTTGTCGAGCGACTTCTTGAAGTGCGCCAGGTTCATCTCGACGAGCAACTTGCCACTCACTTCGGGATCCATCTGCGGCATCAGCACGCCCATCGACACGGCTTCCTTCAGCCGGAGCTGCTGCATCAGCGGGGACTTCGGCCAGGCGCTGGCGCGGTCGACCTGAATGTCAATCTGGCCGGAGAGGTCGGCGGCGGCGAACTGCTTGATCTCCCATTGCTGGTTTTCGCCCCGGATGCGGCGGAAGCGCGGCGACCACGCGCACTGCCGAGCGATGTCGAGCAGCATGAACGACAGATCGATCTCGAACTGGATCAACCCGTCGAGCGGGTTACGGAACTTCGCTTGCCCGCGCTCCTCGAGGATCTGCACTTCGCCCAGCGTCGGATCGCCCTCCGGCCGCGAGCCGGCCAGCACAGAGTTGAGCCCGCTGACCTCCTGCATGTTGGCCTTGATGCGATCGAGGTAGTTGAACAGCGCCTCCGGCGGATTGATGCCGCGCGTCTCGGTGGGCTTCTGGCCGTCCATTGAGCGGTAGCGCACGTGCTGGCCCGGGACGCCGGTCGGCTCGTCGATGAACGTGACCGTTTCGGGCACGTAGGTCGTCGGCGCCGAGTTGTGCATGATGATCAACTGCACCAGCGCGTCGACCATGTTGTAGCTCACCTGCAACGGCGCGAGGTCGTCGGCCGGCGGATGGCCGAACTGTGTCGCCATGCCTTCGGTCCACGAGCGGATGAGGATGTTCTTGTAGCGCCGGCCCTCGGAATCCTGGAACGGCAGCGGGCCTGGCGTCTGGGCCGTCTGGTCCTCGATCAGCTGCTCGCCGATCATCACGCCGTAGAACCCGTCCGGAAAGTAGAACTCCCCGTCATCGATCGGGTCGTGCTGCAGGCGATAGACGACCACGCCATCGAACTCGCCACTGCCGCCGGACTGACTGGTGGCGTTACCGGATTGCGGGCTCGCGAGCGACTGGAGCTGGTCCGCATAGGCGCGGGTGAGCGCGCCGTCCGCCTTGGCGCCTTTGTCCTTCACGAGGTCACGCGCCGACGGCCACATCCGGACGATGTCCTCGGGCGCCATGCGCGTGTGCGTGAGCACCCACGGCGTGGCCTTCGCGTTCGCCCGCCGGCAGGAGGACGGCAGCGAGTATTCGACGCTGGGGATCGGCTGCGCGCAGATGCGGCCAATCGGCAGGTTGACCGACACGGGCGCCGGCACGCCGAGCTCGTCCGGCTGTGTCGCCAGCTCGAAGGCTTCGGTGTCCGTGTTCTCACACTCCGGATTCGGACACTTGCCGAGTTCGTCGACCTCGACGGGCGTGGACATCTCGCCGCACACCGTGCACGTGTAGACGTCGACGGGCGCTTCGCCGTACTTCGGATCGTTGTCGTAGTAGAGGCAGTAGGCGACGCCGTTGGTGAGCGCCGAGAGGCGATTCAACAGGTGGCGATGGCCCTGGCTGTCATAGCCGCACTCTTCGCGCAGCACCGGGACCGCATCAATCGCCACTTCGGACGTCGCGCGGTCCTCGTCCGATTCGGTCTTCGGCGCGAAGAGCTGCGCGGGCTCCGCCTGGTCGAGGATGGCGGTGATCCCGTCGATGTGCGCCGTAAAGAGGTTCGTGACCGGTCGCGGCACCCACTCGGGCAGACCGCCCTTGTCCGGGTCGCTGCCGCGCTCGACGTAGCGCTGCGCGGACGGATCCCAGATCGACCAATGGTTCGCTTGGCCGCCGCGATCGAGC